ACAAGATCATTTGTAGTTAAATTATTAAGTGTTGTCAAACCATTAACAGTAAGATTGTTAGTAATATTTAAATTTTCATCTTCAAGATATATATTACCTGTACCGCTTGCACGTAATTCTAAATCAGCGTTTGAATCATTTGTAGTAATAACATTGTCAAACATTCTAACAGTATCAAAATTAGCTTCGCTCAGATAAATGTTTTTCCAAATTTTTGTTGCACTACCAAGATCATATTTCAGTGTAGTGTGTGGTACTATGTTTTGATCAAAGTCAACATTAAAATCTACTGTGTCTGTGACTTGATCACCTACATAATTTAGGCTTCCGTCAAATGTTAAATCACCAGTTATATCAACATCTTTTTTCATATTAGTGCTAGATGTTAGATTGATATTACCTGATATACTGTCTATTTCTATATTGCCGGATAAACTTGTTATATCATTATCTCTAAAACGTAAATTACCTGTTTCAACTCTAGTTCCGTCAATATAAGTTGTTTGGCCGCCAGTTGTAACAGTCATTCCATTAAATAAATCAATATCTGCTTCTGTAACAACTAAACTTACTTCCCCGCTTTCTTGATCAACAAAGAAATTATCACCTACTCTGAAATTACCTAAATGGTCAATAGAATTAAAATATATTCTACCCGAATTTAATTCAGTAACTTCTTGTGATTGTATAACTCTACTCGGATCATTATCTACATATTTTCCTACACCGTTGTATGCAAAGTTGTGTTGTATCAAATACATCAATGTGTCGTTACCGTCTGCATAAGCGCCGTAGTTTCCGTAAACATTAGCAGATCCTATACTTCTTACTTCTGCACCATATTTAATAGTACTGCCGTCTGTACTTAAATGTCCTGTTGCTCCATTAACAGCATATAATCCTTTGTCTGCAAAATACGTAAATGAATTTAACCATTCTACTCTTACACCATTTGTCATTGTAATAGCATCAACGCCAGGAGTTATAAATGTACAACTGTGGAAAAGCATACTTGCTTCTTGACTTGCACTGTTTACATCAGCGCCGTCTATCAATGCTCCTTTGCCAGCATCTCCGCTTGCAAAGCCTCTTGGATCGTCTGCTGTTGTAGTAGTTCCTTGAGTTATTACTGTAACATTTTGAATATAAGGTGAGCGTGTGGTAACAACAGTGTTTGGAGCAAATCTAAATGCGTAACCTGTGTCTCCTACACTATTATAATAAAAGTCTTTTATGGTTAAATTTTGAACTGTACTTTCACCATTCAAATGAAATATATCTTCACTTTGATCTGCACTAGCAGGACGAATAATTGTATTACGCATGTCTTCGCCTCGCACAGTAACATTACTAGGAACAACTAAAGGTAATTCTTCTTCATAGCCTCCTGGCATTACATGAATCGTAACCGGTCCTTGAATACTAGCATCTGCTACACTTAATGCATGTCTTAGTGTTTTAAATGGTCCGTTAGGATGATCACCTACATTAGTATCATCACCATTTTGTGCTACCCAAAATATATTACCCTGTCTTGTAGCATGGAATGTGCTTCCAACACTAACACTACCTGTGGTAACTGCTCCACCATTTAATAAGTTTGAATATAAATTTTGCCATTGCTTAGTAGGAGAACCTAGTCTATATGTTAAGTTTGCATCAGGAATAACATCACTAGCAATTTCTGCACCAAGCACAATGTCGTCTGTGTCGGCATCGCCAAAAGTCAAACTTCCGTCTGCTGTAATATTTCCTGTAGCGTGTACATTACCCGACACATTTGTGTTGGCAAATACTTCTACTGTGCCAGTTCCATTAGCGGATAAGTCTATGTTTGAATTTGTATTATAAGATGAAATTGTGTTATCGTTTATTTGTAATTCTGTATTACGCAATGTAGATAAATTAATAACTCTATTTGCATTTAAAAATATATCACCAGATGTAATATCTATGTTGTTGTTCGCTATATTGAAATTAGCAGAATTACTAGTTGTTGCAATTAGATCTGTTGTACGTGTGTTATCATCTATATTAAGTTCTGTTAGAGGTGCATTTCTATTAACACCAATTTTACCAGTATTAACATCTAAGTATAATAATTGTGTTGTTACAAGATCATTACGAAAGGCGAGATCTATCCCGTTTCTTTCAAGGTTTGCTGTTAATAATGGTCCAGATATTCTACCTACTTGTGCCAATTTTTACTCTCCTGACACAGTATTTATTGCTTTATTTGTCGAAGTTGTGTAGTACTGTTACAGGTTTTGCTAAGTCTGGTGCAGATGAAAAATTTAAATAGTAACCTGTAGGTCTTGCAAGTCCTGTAGGATCAGCAGTTCCAGCACTAGCTGCTGTAAAGACTGTTCCTGGGTTATTATCTGCGGCTCCATGTTCTGATACAAAGTCTGTAGAACCAGTTGCAGTAATAATATATTCAGTTGATGTTACAAAATTTCCTGATTCAACTTCTTGTCCCGTGCCTGTTGAACTTGGATTTTGTACTAGTGTATAGTTTGTTGTTGCAATTTGAAAAACGTTTTCTACAAATACCAAAACATTTTGAGCAGCCGCAGGAGCAGGATAATCTGTATCACCGCTGTCTAACGGACCAAACAATGTTATAGTTGCATCACCGTTACCTAAATTTTGTTGTGTTATTCCCGGATCTTGATTTGGTTCTTTAAATCTTAATTCTCTCCATGATCCATTTTGATATACTTCAAACTGGTCATCGTCTGTGTTATATCTTAAATGACCATTAACCGGAGTTGAAGGTCGTTGAGCTTCTGTGCCTTTTGGCACAAGCATAACATTTGTAGTATCTAAAATTACCTGATCGTCAATATCGTATTTTACACCTTTACCATAGATGTTTCTCAGGTTAGTGTTTTGTGCTTTTATAAGGCGCATTATACCTCCAAGTAACTCACTGTTGCAGATAAATCTGTTAATCCGCCGCCAATGTCTGGACTTGCAACAAAACTTACTTTATCTCCAGGACCAAGAACAACTTTTTCACTGTCAAATGTAAAAGTTTCTCCTGCAGGAAGTGTTAATCCGTTTATAACTCTAGTAACTGCATTGTCTAATGGATCACCAGATGGTATAAAATGTAAATCAAAACTTGCATCATCTGACGCATCGTTATTACAAACCATTATTGTTGTAATAGCATATCTATCGCCAGCTGGTACAGTTAGTATGTCTTGCTGTGTTGTTTGTAGTTGTGCATTTACTATTGCCATTTGTTTTCCTTAAAATAACATGCTGTACAACAGCGATCTGTTATTACTTATTATTTCGTCATTTGTATTATTACTATTTACAAAAAATAGTCCTGTACCACCAGTGTCTTCGGTATTTACATATAATTTTAATCTATCTGGTGCTGACGTTGGTGTTCCTGTTGTATTTTCAATGCTAAACAAATCTCTTGCAACAATTTCTCCTGCGCCTGTACCTTCTAAGAACAAATTATTAGAACTGTCTGTTGGTCGAATAGTTGTTCCGTCAAACTGTAAGTCACCAATTTCGATAGTATCTGTTTTAATACTTACTCTTACAACATTGTCTACGCCTATTTCTACTACACTGTTTGATCCTGTAACTTCAAAATCTTTTGTTTCAACAAACGTTTTAGTTGTAGTTCCTTCTTCAATTCTATCTTGGAACACACTACCTAATGAAAAAGCAACATAATCTACAACTGCTTTTGCATTTGGAATATTATCGTTATCAATAGGTCCGCCAGTAATTACGCCTCCAGCGTACGGAAACACACCTTCTTCATAGTTAGTTGTATTAGTTACACTTAAAACTCCGCTTCCTATATCAAAGAAAAAATTAGTTCCTGTTCCAACTACGCCAGGAATTTTAATTGGCGAATAATCACTTCCTAAACCGGTTATTGAAGTCCAAGCACCATTACCTGAATCGCCTCCCATGTCCCAATTTATTTGATCGTCCCAAATCCATCTTCCTACGCCTTTGGATCCTCTATCAACTTCTATTCCAGCTTGGTAATTGTTACTTGCACTAATACCTGCACCTAGCTCACCATCATTTAATGTAAGAATATTATCTGCAATAGTAGTATTAACAGATTCAACAGTTGTTGTTGTACCTTTAACTTCAAGATTACCGGTTACAATAGTTGTACCAGTTTCAACACCAGTATCTAATGTAATAGTTCCACCGTCTTGTACAGCAACTCTGTAATTTCCGTTTTCAACTTTTAATACTTTTGACATTTATAAAATTCCTAAAGTATGGGGGACTATGCCCCCATAAATTAAATTGCTGTGAGCAAAATGTAGTCGTTTGTAGAGTCGTTTTCTATTGCCCACGTGTACTTGTTTCCTGAAAAGTCAGTTGCAACACGCTTTGTAATTTTTGCAATATTTACTTCTGTACCAGAGTTTGAATCAACATAACCAAACATTCTCATTTCACCATCTGCACTTGGTGCACCGTCTTTTAAAACTGCTGTTGTGGTGTTTGTTGAATCTTTTAGATTAGTTGTATCTAAGTTTGCTTCTTGTGCAACAACAAAAGTTTTTGCACCACGTTGTTTTACAATACCACCGTCGGTTCTTAACTGAGTATCGTAAAACTCTACTCTTATACCAGTGTTGCTTGTTGCTTCACCAATTACATCAACGCCATTTACGTCTTTTGCTAAAGGTCTTCCCATTTTTTTTCTCCTATATAAGTAGTCCAATCCGGGTTCTATCCGGTACGCAGTTGGTATCTGCATAAGTCCGCCTCGCGGCACACTATCTGACATATGTATTTATCAATGTATGCAGAATAGACAAAAAAGTCATAAAAAAAGGGCGACATAAATGCCGCCCTTTCTAGTTTTATAATTGCTAATCTTAGCTGAAGCTTAGGTTTGCAGCTGTTACTTCTACTTTTTCTAAGTAGTCAGCAGCATTACCAAGCGATGAAGCTGTGTTTGAAAGCTCAACATAACCGTAACGAGTCATAAAGCTCACTACTGGTTCAAATGTTGATGGGTCAAGTACAACGCCACTGCTCATTAACGGAATGTATGGGCAGTAGAACGCTGCAGCGTCTGATTCGCTTGAACCTTTGTAACCAACTAGTACATCATCGTCAGCAGCATATGTGTTGACGTAGATCTTCATAGCGTTGTTTAAAGTACCAACCATCTTAGTGTTAGTTGGTGCTTCGAAAGAACCTTCTGTAGTTCTTGCAAACGCTGAAGTTGTAGCTGATTGTAGTACAGTTAAGATTGCAGGAGATACAACAGCCCAGTTACCTGCGCCTCTTCTTGTTCTCTGTGCAATTCTGTTTGCCGCTCTGTTGATTAGAACTGCTAATGCAGCATGTTCGTCACCAACAAATGTAGCTGTACCTGAAACAGCAGCCTGATCAAATGTATCAGTTCCTGTTCCTGCTAGAGTTGATAAAGATCCTAGAACCTCTTGGTCAATTTCAGCAGTAATTTCTTGTGCTAAAGCAGCCATAATTTCTGCTTCAACGTCGATACCATGCTGTGACTGAGCGTCCTGAGCAGATTCAAAAGTCCAGCGAGCTGATAGCTTTCTGGTTTTTGCTTCTACTGTTTGCTTCAAGATCTGAATTGATAGTCTGTTTCCAGCACTACCTTCAAGTGATGCAGTCGCTGCTGGAGCGTTTGTACCGTCACCTGAATAAGATTCAGCAATCTTGAATGGGCTAAGAGCTTCTTCACCAGCTACTGCTCCGCTTGCGCCTGAGCCTACTGTATCTGAGTAGCGTACTCTTAGTGTGTGGATTTGACCCACTGGTCCAGTCATAGGCTGAACACCAACTAGTTCATTTGCAATCACTGTTGGCATTACACGTCTGATGACGGGTAAAATAACTCTGTTAAGAGTTGCAACATTACCGGCAGAAGTTGCACCAGCTGTAGCAGTCTCTGCCAAATACGAGCGTGTATTTTCTAGAGTGGTTGCCATCACCTGTTTCTTTGTGCCTTGAAGGCCTTCAAGAAGTGCAGTTTTTGTATCCTGCCAGCGACTTTCTAATAGTTCTGACATTTGGTTTCTCCTTAATTTAATCCAGCAAGTCTACGTAATTCAATTACGTTGTTATCACTTGCTTTGTCACTAACGTTAGTTTCTTCTCTATTGCCTGTTACTTCTTTGCCTTCTGTTAATTGTGCCTTCTTAGCTGGAGTTTTACCGTCTATTACTGCCGGTAGGTATTTGTCAAACGCCGATTGCAACTTAGGTGTTTGAACACTTTCCAGTAAATCTATCATGATGTCTTTTTGGCCTTTGTTTAAAGGTGCAATCAAGTCATCAATTTTTTGTTTTCTTTGAGCCGCTTCGTTAACCGCTTTAATTTCAGCTTCTTTGCTTTCAATTAATTTAGCTTTCTCAGCTGCTTTAACTTTTGCTTCTGCTAATTGCTTGTCTTTAAGCTCAACAACTTTCAGTAACTTAGCAGTTTCTGATTTTTCATTGAGATAAGAACCAGCATATTCAGATGCAAATGCTTCAAACAACTTGCGACCAAAGTCATTTTTACGTGCTACTTCGATGTCTTCTTTTAGCTGACTAATTTCTCTGTTAAGAACTTTGTCAGTAATTTTAGCCACCTTGTCAGCACTCTTTTCAACAAACTGAGTTTTCAACTTGTTGAAGTGTGATTTAGCTTCACGTACTAAACGTACTTTAGTTTCAGCTAGATCTTTTTTGTCTTCGTTGAATTCTGCAATTTCTTTTGCAAGTGATTCTACGACGAAATCTTCAAGCATTTTAAACTTGGATGCCATTGATTTTTGGTCTTCATGTAACTCGCCAACTTCTTTAGATAGTTGATCAACCACAAAAGTTTTTAGTAGACCTGCGTTTTCACGCATTGCTACTGCATATTTTGCTTTTGCTTCTGCTAATTGCTTACGATCCTCTGCAAATTCTTCAATTTCTGAAGCAAGACGCTCACTAATCATAGAGTCGATTGCCTCTACCATTGTGTGCTTATCATGCTCATACTTTTGAGCGAACTCTTCACGTAGTTCAGCTGTTACCTGTTGACGGTTTTCTTTGACCTTTTTGTTCCAAGCCTCTTCGATTTCGTGGCGCACTTCTTCGGAAACTACATCATTTTCGAATAAAGTTTTTAGTGCATCCAACATATTTTTCTCCTTTTACTGGAGTCGGTTGATGATATTCACCAACGATTCCCTTAGATACTTCTGTGCCTTTGAGTCTTCTTTAGTTGCCTGTGCTAGTTCGTAAGCCTTGTAGCCACCTCTGGCATTCATCAAGTGTTCGTAGATTGGCGTTGGATACGCCCCTGGAGCACTTGGTTGTGCAACAACGTCAACAGTTATGATTTCAAAATCACTGACTTCGCCGCTACCATCTTCTTTAACGTTACCAGAACCTCTTGACGAGACTCCTAGTTTAACTCCGCTTTCCAGCATTGTTTTAACTAGTTGTCCCATCGGTGTTGGTAAAATTTTCATTTTTCCATAACCATTTGGACCATCCATCCACATTTCGGTAATCATGTGACTGACTCTGTCCAGGTTAATATTAAGACCTTCTGGATGATCAACTTCACCAAGAACACTATATCCTCCGCTTACCTGATCATTGAGAGTTTTGACAGCCCTGCCAATTTCATTTACAGGATATACACGCTGGTTTGCATTACGCACACCACCTTGTATGCAAATACCCTTCATAAAAAGGTCTTTGCCCTCATTGGCATTCTCAACCACCATTTGTGCTTGGTCGAATGTCAGGTGCTCTCTTAAGTAGTTGCCCATCATCAAGTCCTTAGCTTCCGATCATTGATTTTTTATCGGGAGCCGCATCGCCTGCGCCTTTTTTCTCAGCGCCGTGGCCTTTTGGCATAGACTTCATTGACTTACTTGCTTTACCACCAGGAACATTTACATTACCTGCATTATCTTCCTTTGTTGTTGGTGCTGCAAGACCGCCTGTTGTGCCGCCGTTTCCGCCGTCACCGCCTTGTACCAAGTTACTTGCAGTGCCGCCCATGTCGTTTTTACCAGCTACGATTGACTTAGTGTTTGCACCGTTGTCGCCCATTTTTGGTGTTACTTTTTCAACATATTCGCGCATCTGCTCTGCTGCAGACTTAGGAGTAGATGATTCGTCAGTGTCTTCGTCATCTGCTTCGTCTACTTCTTCGTCTGAACCTTCGTATGCTACAGACTCTTCTTCAGGTGCTTCTTCGCCTTCATCGTCTGCGTCCATATCCATATCCATTTCACCTTCTTCGCCTTCGTCATCTCCACCTTCTTTGTCTTGCATTAGGTCTTCAAACTCTGCTTTAAGGTCTTCAAGTTCTGCTTCAAGATCTTTAATATCACCCTGTGTTGCAGGTGCATCATCATCTTCGCCGTCGCCCATGTCATCCATGTCGCCGCCCATGTCTAGTTCCATGTCGTCGCTTGCATCGCCGCCCATCATAGCGTCCATGCCGCCCATGTCGTCTCCGCCTTCAACTTCAAACTCGTCTAGATCAAAATCTTCGTTTGTTTTATCTGTGTCTTTGTTTGCATCTGCATCAGCTACTTTATCTTCGCCGTCTTTTGGCATTTTTTTCTTGTCTTTTGATGCTTCATTAGTTTCTTCATCATCTTCTTTTGCTTTTTCGTCGATGTCTTCGTCTTTAGAAGCTTCGTCTACTTCTTTGTCTTCTACATCATCAGCAAGAAGATTTTCGTAGATGTCTCTTGACTTTTCTACTACAATTTCGTGGAATAATTCTTCCGCTTTTTCGCGGTCGTTGTTTACAAGATGCTCTAGCATCTCTTCAAATTTAGCTTTGTCTGCCATTTTTTTCTCCTATAAATGTTTTACCTATGGTAAGGCTGTCATTAGTATTTACATTTTCGGGAGAAATATGCGTAGAAATAGGCTCAAAACGAGCCATTTTTGCAATTTGCTAGGAAAGAGAGAAGAATTTTTGAAAATCTTCCACATGCCAAGTACTAAAATTGCTAAATTTATTTAGTTCCTCTGGCTTGTAATTATCTGGTGCTATAACTCTAATATAATTAGTATTTGCATTTTCTTTCACAACAGATGCAGTTTGTCTAAGCCAATTGCCAAAAAAAGTTGCACTGTCATGACTGTTTTTATAGTTACCGGTATTTGCATAGATATTGTTAAACTTGTATCCTGTTTTACTACCGTTGCTTAAACCTTTATAGTCAAACCCTAAAATAAAAATTTTATCATATTGATGCTGTGATGCTAACCAAAGAGCTGTAGGACCACTTGACCAGCCTTTAGATGGTTGAAAAAAGTTAAATCCTTGCATTCTATCATATGCTCTATTAGGATTTGTCCATACTTGGTTATTTTTTTGATAACCCGATTTGTTAATTTCCAGTATCATTTTAACATCAACAGCAACTAAAAAG